GTCAAAGTCAGCCTCGGCCATTTGCGACTGGAAAATATCAACTAGAGCGGCTAACCCAACAGCTGAGGTACCGACAGGAACAGCCACATTGACTTCGAAGATTACATCTCCGTAGCCAGTGAGGGCACCTGTAAGTACAACAGTGTGGGTGAACTTCCAGTTGAAACGCGAAACACCAGAGAACACCGAAGTCGGCTTTGGCGCTGTTCTACTAAGGGCGATACCGTCCTTAATAGTAGGCGTCGAATCCGGCCCGATGTACCCGACACGATCCCTTTCAAAGGAATCTTGGGTGTACGTGAGTGCTCCAGGGGTAAGTGACATGCTTGGATTTCTCCATGGTGGGTTGCTATATAGGAAATCCTATATAGTGGACTAACGGATCTTTTGAAGTAAAAGACCCGTGGCGTCGAGAACGCGCGTTAGGTTACTAAAACGAAAGTCGTTTTTGATAACAATTCGCGGACTCGGCAGGGTAGTCGCACGATTGCGAGAGTTAAGAGAGGTTTTATAACTCCCAAAACCCGGTACGTTGATAGTCCATCCAGTTGGGGCTGAAATCCCAACTATATTGGCTTCCATCGTATTCGTTCTCTCAATCGTAGCGGCAGTCCCAAGCTGTTTTACACCAAGAGACGGAGTAATGGCACCGACAAAATCCCCAATATTAGCGAACCAGTCGACGACAAACGAATATGGTATAAGTTCCCAAGGCAAGGTAAGTAAATTCTTGCCTGAGAAACCGATGTTATTAAGCATCGTTATATCATACTCGTCAAGGGACATAACCCTAACACTAAGCGTATCGGTAGATGTTATACCGACAGTTTCAGTAAGAGAGCTATAGTTCCAAGTCACCGTATCATAGGAGGTGCGACTTAAGGTACCACTGTTACTACGAGTTGTTCTGCGTAGTGGACCAGTGGGCTTCTTAAGCCCTTCTACAACGTTATTAACGTCATTTATAAGAGGTAACAGTCCATACCTAACAGCAAGCCATGCCGAAGCTAAGTTCTTTATCTTCGACGGAAGCTTGTTGCGAGGAGGGACTATCTTCTTAATACTTCCTAGTAAACCAGGAAGAAGTGACGCAGCCTTATTGGCTTCAGCCAAGGACTCGTAGAGATCAGGGCCTTCACGGCCACGAGCGCTAAGAACCTTAGTCGAATGTTCAATAAGGAGGTCATTAATCTCTTCCCCTGTAAAAAGAGGAATAGGATTGACATAAACGGGATCAACGATTGGCCCTCCCGCAAGCGCGATAGTTCTTTCGACATGACTAACTTCAGTCCTGACTCGATTGAACTCACCGCACGGTGCAGTTGGGGTGGTCTTTGACCTCGTAGTGCCAATACCTCGCACACCATCCCTGACTTCTATTATTCGAGACATAGGGTTGAAGAAAACTTCTCCCCTTTTGACTCTATCATGGTAGTTAGGGATAACCTCATCGGAATAACGTTCATACTTTCCCCACGGAAGACTAGCCGTGTAACCCGAAATGACCTCTGTGCTTTGAGCACATGTGGCCCATATCGAGTAACTAGGCATATCATACGTAGGTTGGGAAATAAACGTGGAACCGCGAGATCTGGTGCGCGACATGAGATTAAAGTCCTATTTGGTTGTAGA